GATTGACCTTGCGAGCTTTATGCTCAAGAACGCATCTCTGAAGTATGGTGCTCACGGTCAGGCTGTTGATGCTTGGGGAGATGTAGCTGGTGCTGGCGCACTGATGGATTCTATCGGCGTACCTGCTGCTGCAGAACGCTACTACCTGATGAATCCTTTCACTACTAGCGCACTTGCTAACATCCAGCAAGGTCTGAACGCTTCAGATCAGTTGGTTCGTACCGCTTGGGAGAATGCACAAATCTCTCAGAACTTTGGCGGTCTGCGAGCGCTGACATCTAACGCTCTGTCCAGTTTTACTGCTGGCACTGGCGCTGACCGTGCGGGTACTCTGTCTGCGGCTCCTGACGCAACTTATGTCACAGCTAAGGACACTATGACTCAGACTATCGCCGTTACTGCTCTCCAAGCAAATATGGTAGTGAAGGCTGGTGATATGATCACAATCGCTGATGTGAACCGTCTGAACCTAGACACTCGCACAGCTATGATTGACGCTGCTGGCGCTAACGTGCCTTGGACAGGCGTTGTAACTGCTGACGTTACTCTGAACGGTAGTGGTGCTGGCAACCTTGTTGTTGCTGGTCCTGCGATCTATGAGGCCAATGGTCAGTACAACACTGTAGACGCTGCACCCGCTAACGGTGCCGTAGTTACTGTCCTTAGTGCTTCAGCTACCCTGTACCAACCAAACTTGTTCTTCACTAAGCAAGCATTTGGAATGGGTACTGTGAAGCTGCCTAAGCTCTACTCTACCGACACTATTGCGACTACTGAAGACGGTATGAGCATTCGAGTTAGTAAGTACGCAGATGGTGATGCCAACACCCAGAAGATTCGTTTTGACTTGTTGCCTGCATACGCAACATTTAATCCGTTTATGGCTGGTCAAGGCTTCGGCGTAGCATAATCCCTTGAGACGTTATGGGAGCTGTTTAGTATTCGGCTCCCAATTTTTTTATGGCTAAACCGAGAAAAGGCAAAGCTAAAGTTAAGGTCACCAAAAGCGGTAAGCGAGTCTCCTACGGGCAGGCTGGCGAAGCCAAAGGAGGTGGTCCGAGAGTCAAGCCGGGTACAAGTAAGGGTGATTCCTATTGTGCTCGGTCTCTTGGCATCAAGAAAAGATTGCCAAAAGAAAAGCAAAACGATCCCAATACTCCTAACAACTTGAGCCGCAAGCGCTGGAAATGCAAGGGCGCTAAGTCGATGAAAAGCAAGGGTGCTAAGTATGAGTGATGGTCTATATTCCAACATCCACAAGAAACGGAAAAGAATAAAGCGGCAAAGAGCGCAGGGCAGAACACCTGAGCGCATGAGGTCGCCGGGAAGCGCTGGAGCGCCTACTGCTGGCGCATTCCGACAGAGTGCGCGTACTGCTAAGAAGAAAGGACCAACATACGAATAATGGCTACTGTCGCGCAGGTTGCAAAGGCATCCTTACAAAGAATTCTAGTACAGGCCAGCGAAGCACCGCTGCAGCCTGATGAGTATAATGATTTCATATTTTCTATGAATAACTACATGACCGAGCTAGACGCTCAGGGTATCCAGTTAGGGTACACAGAGGTCTCAGACTTAGGTGATGACGTAACGATTCCCTCAGGCGCCCTGAGAGGCTTGATTGCCAATATGGCTATAGAGGTTGCGCCTGACTATAACGGCGTGATCTCTCAAGGCTTGGTGAAGGCTGCGCGGGATGGTTTTAACACAATGCGCCTGTTAGGGCAGACATTAGGTAAGAGCAAGAATCCTGCAACACTGCCGATTGGTTCAGGCAACGAAGATACGTTGTTTGGCTTTCCCGGACATTTTTACCCAGAGTCTGAAGAAGAAATATTGGCCGAATCTACTGGCGCGATAGGATTGGAGCTGAATACAAATGGTTGATAGATCGCAGGGCAGGAAAAAGTCAGATTTTGTTGCGAAGACTTCGGTAGACGCTGGCGCGTTTATGGATTATTTCGTAAACGGCACAAACTACAAGATCACATACGCTAACTTTGTTGGCGGGCTCGGTGTTACAGGATCTATCACGCAATCTGGTGCAGCTACCGGGATTGCAGTATTAGACATTGATGGCTCAGTAAACAAGATCAGAAACATCGAGAGCGGCGCTGGCATATTGGCTAGCGTATCTTCCCAGAACGGTGTAGAGCTAAAGCATAACTTTTCCGCTGATTCTACTGGTAGACCTCTGCTTCTGAACACTACTGATGCTACTCCTGATATAGCCAGCATTGTTGGAGGTGACGGAATAACCGCTACTTCAACAAACAACTACGTCACGCTCTCAGCAGACGCTTTGCCGTATGCCCAGGTGCATATTCAGGGTAACTCTACAGCAACGACCATTGGAACGGCAGGAACGCCAGTTAAAGCCGCGGGTACGTTTACGGTGGGTATACAGTCAGGTTTTACCGGAGATACTACTGGCAAGATTGTCTACAACGGAACAACGACTAGAGTAGTTGCTGTCCACGTTACCGCTACTATTAAGCCTGCGTCTGCAAACAATCAAGACTTGTTTATACAGATTGCGAAGAATGGCACGGTAGAGGCTGGATCTAAAATCGTTAGAGAAGTAGACACGGCACAAACAGCAAACTGCTCTACGTTTTTCAATGTGTCCTTAGCTCAAAATGATTACGTTGAATTGTATGTTGGCAACGCGACCAGCACAGATAATGTGGTAGTTACTGATGCAATTCTTGGATTAGTTAATTAATGCCAAAAGTCATCCTGCCAATAGCTAACGGGTACTATGAGAGCGATTCTCTGCCGATATCAGCGCAGGAATGCACTAACTTATACCCAAACATAGCTCAGGCTCCTGCGTTGAATCAGGAGACTCTCTTCGGCACTCCCGGACTTACTCAGGTTGCTAGCGCAAGTGAATTAGATAACTGCCGTGGCGCACATGAGATGAATGGTGTGCCTTACTTTTTGATCGGCGGTCACCTGTACAGTATGGCAGAGGACTACACTCTTACAACAAGAAGCAATGTGGCGATAGGTGGTAGTGGCAGGGTGTCAATGGCTGACAACGGAACGCAGTTATTACTATTGGTTCCGGGCGGTGCTGGATACATCTACAATCACGTTGCTAATACTTTTGCCCAGATTACTGATTCTGATTTTACGGCTAACGGTAATCCGCAGCAGGTTGTGTTTATTGACGGGTTTTTCTGCCTCACTACTGACACCAAGAAGTTTATTGTCAGCGCACTGAATGATGGTTTAGCGTATAACGCGCTAGACTTCGGCACTGCAGAGTCGGACCCAGATGAAATCGTTGCTCCGATAGTCTTCAAGAACCAGTTATTTATCGGCGGTTCGCAGACGATAGAGGCATTTCAGAACATTGGCGGCGCTGACTTTCCGTTCCAGCGTACAGGGTTGTTCCTGAGCAAAGGTATATCTAGCCCGTTCAGCATTCAGTCTATTCAAGATACGTTTGTGTTTGTTGGTGCGGGTGCTAATGAGTCTCCTGCGATCTGGGCACTAAACGGTAACAGCGTAGCCAAGATATCTACCACTGCGATAGACAAAGAGCTAAGTGCTCTTACTGAGGCCCAGATACTTGATATATATAGCTGGGCATACGCAGAAAAAGGTGCGTACTTTGTTGGCTTTGCGCTACCCGGCACTACGTTGGTTTATGACACAATCAGCAAGCGCTGGCATGAAAGGAAGTCATTTGTTGATGGTGCTCTAGGTGCGTACCGGGTAAACGCTTTGGTCCGTGCATACAATCAATTGTGGGCTGGTGACCTGGTGGATGGAAGGGTTGGCCTGTTAGACCAGAATGTGTACACAGAATATAACACTGAGATTCGCAGAACTATCGTAACTCAGCCGTTTCAAAGCAATATGCAGTCGTTTGTCCTGCCAGAGCTAGAGCTTACAGTTGAAAGCGGTGTAGGCAATTCGTCTGCTGTGGACCCGAAAGTGGGATTAGAGCGGTCTGTAGATGGTAAAATATGGTCAGATGCCAGATACCGCAGCATTGGCAAGGTTGGCGAGTACAACCGCAGGGTGATATGGAACCGAAACGGCAGGGCTTCACGATTTGAGCTTTTTAGGTTTACGATGAGTGAGCCTGTAAAGCCAGTATTTATACAGATGACTGCTGACATTGTGGCAACGCAATGAGCTATAAGCTAAACGCGGCTCAGCCGATAGTTGATGCTAATGGCACGATGGAGCAGCCATTCAGGCAGTTTACGCAGGAAGCGGCTTTATCTATACCGATAACGGGTGCAGGAAGCCCAGAGGGTGTAGTTGAAGCGGTACAATTTAGTTTATATCTCGACACCACTGGAAGCGCGGGATCAATTCAATATAGAAAGATGCAGCCAGAGATCGGCGGTGACCGAAGCAAGGGCTGGATAGCGGTTTAGGAGAATAAAATGGGATTACCACTTATAGCTCCATTAGTTGCGGGCGCAGGGAAGCTAGTTGGCGCTCTCGGAGGCGCAAAGGGATTGGCGGCAATAGGCGGCACGGCTCTTGGCTATATGGGCCAAAGAGATGCCAATAAGATAGGCGAGGAAGCTGCCGCTCAATCTGCTCAACAGAGAGCAGAGCAAATGGCATTGATCAGAGAGTTTGGTCAAAAGGCGTTAGAGCCATTAGCTCCAGCATATCAGCGTTCTCAGGATATTCGGCAAGAAAGCGCAAACAGGGCGCTAGCTTTGGCTGGTTCTATGTTTAGACCACAGTTAGAGCAATTCCGAGAAGGTAATTATATGGCTCAGCAGCGAATCGCTGAAGCTCAGCCATTTATGCAGTCTGCAATCCTTGGAACTGGCTCTCTCGGATATATGCCGCAGGCTCAGAATGTCGGCGGCCAGTTAGATTACGGTGTGCTTGATCCGCTTATGAATCCAGAGCCTATGCAGTTTACTCCTGTACCGGGCGGTCAGGGACAAGCCACACAACAAGCCACACAACAAGCAGCCGCGCCAGTTGATCAAATGCAACAAGCAATGCTGACATTTCAAAGCGATGGGCAGATACCGTTATGATGAGAGGCAAGCGAGAAGATACAGAGGGCGTAAGAGAAGCCGAGTTTATTGTTCTCGATTTCATAAAGTCTACGCCAAATGCTACGGTCCCAGAGATCGCTAGGCTTATTGATGATGTCGGCGCTGATCTTAATTACATTGCAAATGTTATGGGTGTTGACCCAGCAGTTGCGAGACAGGCTTATGATCAGGTTATAACTGATGCGCCTCCTATCCAGCAGGTTATTGAAAAGCAGGTCCAATCTGAACCTGTTAATACTCCTACTCGGCCACTTGATAAGGTGATAGATACATCTCGCCCAGCATTTACACAAGAAGATATAAACAGGGCTGTAGGTGAGCTATCAAGCGGTGCGAAGACTCCACAGCAGGTTGCTCAAGAATATGGCGTTAGCGTTGATTACGTTAATAACAATCTTGGCAGAATACAGAATCAGGTGTTTGATGATTTAGCGTCTGGAGCAACAACCGCTCAACAGGTAGCCGACCAGTATGGTTTAGGGCTTGATTTTGTGAACAGCGCGTTTGATCGCATGAGAGCAGAAAGAGTCCCGCCTCCTACTCAAGAGCAGGTACAGCAAGCTCAGTCTGGCGGTACGGAGATTATCACAAACCCAGCTACAGGCCAGACAATGGAGGTATTGGCTAATGATCCGCGCTTGGCTGGGATGAGTGACGCAGAGAAGGCCAACACAGTATTTAATACTGCTCCCGCAACGGTACCTGATGCCAACAATCCCAACCTTTTAAGAAACGCACAAACAGGCGGTATGGCTGGTCCACAGCTACCTGTAGGTTTGGCAGCAGCAGAACAAGCTGCGTTAGGCGGCGCAGGAAGGGCCACAGGGCTTTTGGGAACTACCGCAGGCGCAGCAGGCAGAGAGCTGACCGCTGGCACACTGGGCGGCATAGGAGCGCTCAGAGGCGGTATAGGCCAAGCTAGACAAGACATAATGCAGGGCACTCAAACTGGCATAGGCGCTCTCCAGCAAGCTTTGGGAGGCGCTAGGGCTGACATTGAGTCAGGTTTTCAGCGAGCAGAGGGTATGTTTGATCCATACGCTCAGGCTGGCGGTCAGGCGCTACAACAGCAACTGGCACTCTCTGGCGCTTTGGGACAAG